TTGTGATCGAACTGGGTTCAGGTATCCGCTTAGAGATCTTGTGCCTGAAATTTTTAACCAAAGACCTACAGGGTTCTTGATTGGCAAAGATGTTGTCGATCCAGACCAGCCGCAGCTACAGGTCGGCAAGCTTTTGCTTGACGATCCTAAGCCTCTCTTGAACCCAAGACCCGACAGGTCGTTGGATGAGAGCAGAATCCTATCATCATTTGATCCTGTGGGTCAGGTGGGCTTGGGTATGACGGGTGATGTAGGCCGAGTCACGGTGGCAACAAGCTGATGGCCCTTACATTCACTACACTCAAGTCTGCTATTCAGGACTACTTGGAGAGCACCGAGACCACGCTAGTATCAAACTTACCGCTTATCATTCGTCAGGCGGAAGACAGAATACTTAAATCTGTCCAGTTGCCTAACTTTCGCAAAGCAGTTAACGGGGTCACAACGTCAAGTAACCCGTACCTAGAGACACCATCTGACTTCTTGTCTGTGTATTCGTTAGCCATCACGCCTACCTCTGGATATGAGTACCTGATTATTAAGGATGTAAACTTCATCCGTCAGGCTTATCCAGTGGCTAGTACAACAGGTACGCCTAAATACTATGCCTTGTTTGATGATACGACATTCATTCTTGGGCCGACTCCAAATGACAATCTGACCGTAGAGCTACATTACTTCTACTCTCCGCAATCAATAACGGTTTCGGCGGACGGGACTAGCTGGCTTGGGTCTAATGCGGAAGAAGCCTTGCTTTATGGAAGCCTGATAGAGGCCGGGACGTTTCTGAAAACAGAACAAGATATGATGCAGCTTTACGCCACTAGATATGAGACAGCCTTGGCGGATCTCAAGTCTTTGGGTGAAGGCTACAGTACAACAGATAATTACAGAGCCGGTATGGTTCGTTCAGAAAGGATATAGCTGAGTGCTGATCACACCTTCAGAGATGGGCGTAGGAAACGTCTTTGTTTCAACCACAGAAAACAAGGGACACGATCCAGACTTCTGGGCTGACTCAGCAGCAGATAGGATTGTTAGTGTTGGTGGGAACTGCCATCCTGCAATTGCAGAACAGGCAAACGAATTCAAGAGGGCTGTTAGAGCAACGGTCTTATTTTATATCAAAGAAGCGATTCGCAGTGACAGAGTTACTCTTGCCGCTGAATTTGAAAACCAAGGCCATGCTGATATGGCGAACATCATAAGGAGTCTATAATGGCTATCACGACTGCAATGTGTACGTCTTTCAAGAAAGAGCTTTTGGAAGCAAAACACAATTTTCTAAACTCAGGCGGAAGTACGTTTAACTTGGCACTGTATACGAGCAGTGCTTCTTTGGGCGCAGGCACCACCGCATACACGACATCTAACGAAGTGTCGGGCACAAACTACACCGCAAAAGGTGCAGCCCTGACCCGCGTAGATCCGTCTTCATCAGGCACGACTGCACTGACAGACTTCGCTGATCTTACGTTCTCAAATGCGACAGTTACGGCGAGGGGTGCTCTCATCTTTAATGAGTCGGCATCAGGCGATCCTGCTGTTTGTGCATTGGATTTTGGTGGTGATAAGACTTCAACAGCGGGTGACTTTACTATTCAGTTCCCTACTGCGGATGCGTCTAACGCCATTATCCGAATAGCCTAGTACTTAGTACATGGCGGCGATTAACGGCTGGGCCAGAGGCGGCTGGGGCGAAGGCGCGTGGGGAACACCCCTGCCCGTCGAAGTCACAGGTGTGTCTGCTACAGGCGCAGTAACTGCCGCCACCACTGTTTCAAACAACACCCTAGCTGTAACGGGTGTCGAGGGGACAGCATCTGTAGGTTCTGTCTTTGTTGCGTTAGGAGCAACCGTCCCTGTCACGGGAGTATCAGCCACTGGGTCTCCCGGCTCTGTATCTACAATATCGAACAATACCCTCCCCGTTACAGGTGTTGAGGGTACAGGGCAGATAGGGACGCCCTCTTTCTCTTTGAGCATCGTTCAAGGGGTTACCGGGGTAGAGGGCACTGGATCATCAAACACTGGCACCGCAACTGGTGGTGCAACTGGCGCACCTTCAGGTGTTGAGGGTACTGGATCTGTAGGAACAGTATCCACGATAAGCAACAACACACTGCCGGTTACAGGTGTTGAAGGCACAGCAACGCTAGGTTCGCCTACAATTCTTCTCAGCATCAACGTCGATGTCACAGGTGTTGTGGGTACAGGTGCCGCTGGAACGGTTGACGCTGATCCAGACGCTGCAATCATAGGGGTTTCTAGCACAGGACAGGTTACCGCCCCATCCGTCGCAGCGGACGCTACAGCGCCTGTCACAGGGGTTTCGGCTACAGGAGCGGTTACTACGGTAACTGTTTCTGCCGCTGCGAATGCAGATGTGACTGGAGTTGCAGGCACAAGCGCAATTGGCAGTGTGACTGTATCGGCAGCCGCAAACCTGTCTTTGACCGGAGTTGGTGCAACTGGGGCTGTGACGGCAATAAACATATGGGGGCTTGTTGATACAAGCCAGACAGCAAACTGGACAGAGGTAGCTTAGATGGCGACTTACGTTAACGACCTTCGCTTAAAAGAGATTGCCAATGGCGACGAAAGCGGAACATGGGGCACAAGTACAAATACCAACCTTGAATTGATAGGTGAAGCCTTAGGTTTCGGCACTGAAGCAATTACAACCAATGCAGACACTCATACGTCTACGGTAGCTGATGGTTCAACCGATCCTGCTCGTGCAATGTACATCAAGTACACAGGCACCCTAGATTCGGAATGCACTATCACGATTGGGCCGAATACAATGACCCGCGTTCACATCATAGAGAATGCAACAAGTGGGTCGCAAAACATCGTCATCAAGCAAGGATCTGGCGCTACAGTAACAATTGGTAACGGTAACGTTAAAGTTGTTTTTCTAGATGGTGCTGGAAGCGGCGCAGCGGTCACAGATGCTTTCATAGATTTGGAGCTAGCTGATGTTGCAAGTGCTACGATTGCAAGCGCAACTCTAACTACCGCAGACATTAATGGCGGTACGCTTGATAATGTTGTCATAGGTGGCAGCACGGCGGCGGCTGGTACGTTTACCGACATAGTCTCTAACGGAAAGACGGTGGGAACACAGTCAATTGTTAGCTCGAATCCGACATCTGCCTCTGGGTTCCCAGACGGGCATGTGTTTTACGTCATTAGCTAGGAACGAATAGTGGCTATATTTATTAACGACAATGGTACGCTGAAGGAGCTAGACACAGACTCGCAGATTGCTGTCCGTGCTACAGCCAACACGCTTCATCAGGTGAACTTTATCGTCGTTAATAACGGCGGTACATTGGCTACGGTCTGGAATGCTATATACAACACGACCAGAGCTACCGCGACAACGCGCTCTACGGCTACAACTCGTGCAACTGAAACGAGTCAGTCCACCAGTAACTCAACGACTACATCGTTCAATACTACGACTACGTTTGGTACTAGTAAGAGCACTACAACGTCGTTCAACACGGCATTTGCGACGGGTACTAGCAGGAATACCACTACGTCGTTCAATACTACGACTACGTTTGGCACCAGTAAGAACACGACTACATCGTTCAATACGTCTTTCGCCACAGCTACGAGTAGAGGGACAAGCAGAAATACATCAACCAGCTTCAACACAACGTTTGGAACTAGTAGAAACACATCAAGAAACACTTCAAGGTCTACGAGTAGAAGCACAAGTTTCTCTACATCGTTTTTTACTACCGTAGGTGGCAAGCCATCGGAGACTAGCCGCAACACAAGTAGAAATACCTCGTTCAATACGTCGTTCTCTACATCGTTCTCTACTTCGTTTAACACGAGCAGGGGTACAAGCAAGAACACAAGCACGTCGTTTAACACCGCCTTCAACACCACGACTTCGAGGGGCACAAGCAAAAGTACAACAACCAGCTTCAACACGACCAGATCGACTGGAACGAGTAAAAGCACCTCGACTGCGTTTAACACCACCACCTCTAGGGGCACAAGCCAGTCCACGACCACTTCGTTTAACACGACAAGAGCGACAGGCACTAGTCAGTCAACTACAACGACGTTCAACACAGCGTTTAACACTACAACGACATTCAATACAACGACGACTTTCAATACCAATACTGTTATATTTGAGCGATTAACTGCTACTGGTAATGACACTGAGGTTACGTCTGGTAGCGCACATAACGCTAGATATCACGACGGATCGCAATGGACGGAAGACTAGAGGACGAGTTAAAGGCTATAAACAAGCGCATAGAAACAATGCTCGACATAGTCCTTGAGCATTTCGGTGACTCAGAAGATCGTTTCGATGAGTTAGAAAAGATGATATCTGACCTCAAGGATGGTGCAGGGGCTAAAGATGCCGATTGACCAGTTAGCTATTGATGATCGCCTTGGCAATGCTGGGGCGCACTTCTTCAAGAGCGGCAACATTCTTAGAAACCCTAAGTGCAATTCCTTAAATCTAGCTAGTTTGCTGCCCAAGCGCGGCCTGTATAACACCAACCTTGAGTACGATCTTTGGTATTCAATGGGGGGTAACAAAGAAATACACGGCTACGTTTACACCGATGCGCTTGAAGACTACTTGTACATAAAGCCAGCCAATCAGCATTTCGCTGAAATGGCTATGTATGCAAGTGTAAAGCTTGACCCAACCGGATATGGCGAAAAGCTAGTTGATCAGATGGGCAAGGGTATTGCGGACAAGTACAGGCTCAGACGCTCAAGCGTAAAGCACAAGTTCGTCATATTCCTGCCCGGAACTAACTGCATAAAGAAAGTCTTTGATTGGGATAAAGCAAAAGCCGCCGTTGATCAAGGCGCTGTTATAAAGCCTCACCCTATTTCCAGCGTATCTTTGGTGGTTCATCTAAAAAACCTCTATGGCGAAGACAACGTTTTAGAGAAGAAAGAGTCTGGTCATGAGCTTATGCAGGCCGCAGACATTGTGGGCTGTTGTTGGAATAGCGAAATGGGCATAGCGGCAATAGCCGCAGGCAAGGGCTTTCATCTATTTACAGACCTCAAATGTAAAAGTCATGGCACATACGATCCCATATACAAGGCGATACTAAGCGGTGGCAACTACAGAGATAACCTAATACGGGTATTTGACAGTCCTTTTAGCGGTATAATTTACGGCAAAAGCGATGATGCGCTAGATCGCATAGCGTCTTTCTTCAACCAGTTTTCGGAGGTTCCTCACATTGAACCCAAAAATACTAGTCCGTGAGAACGCTTGGAGCGCAATCACAGTAGACTCAATCAAGGCGAACATGCCTGATTGGGAGCCTGTCCTAATCAAGAAGGGGGCTTCTGGTGTTATTGCTGCGGCACTTGATAATGCAGACGGCATCACTATGTGCGTCCGAGGCGGTGTCGTTCTTGATATAAAGCTAGAAGACTTGCCACCAGATGAAAAGCTTTCTGCATTCCACATATCTCTATCTAAGCGCGGGGTTTATGTCGATAACCCAAATCACGACCAGATATACAACTTAGCCTGTGCGAACATCACTCACGGGACATGGGACTTAGATGTAATCATAGTCAATCCTGACATGTGGGACGCCGCTCCTGAACAGGATGCGGGTGCCTTGCGCGATAAAAAAATCCTGAAGATGCCGCGCTACATGAACCATAGAGTGGATCGTGTTGCAGAAAGGGTATTACCTGCCGCAGAACTCGCTAGATACGGCGTTCTTGGGCATCAAGCAAGTGTGTTGAACTATGTCGGCGTATTGACCCACGGCCTCTATGGTGCCGCTAGATACGCATACGCATTAGATCGTGTTACGCCGTTTGTGGGCAATCTCAACGCAGAGAAGAAGGCTCAAGCTGAAGCGTATATAGGTCGATGCAAGAGCCAATCAAAATTTATCAAAGCTTTAGCGGAGAGTAACTAATGGCATTAGTTCGTACACGCATATTCTCCATCGTAGATGCTGAGTTTGACCGTGTGTTTGATGGTTCGTTAGCCATTATGACAGACCCAGATACAGGTACGTTCCCTTTTGCTGAGAGAGAACTGACAACATACGATGACCAAAAGGCGCATATTCGTAGTATTTGCGAACACTTTATCTCAAAAGATAACGCTTTCTGCTTTAAGACAGAGGATGACGGTCTGTTGCTCACCATGATTTTTGGAACAGTGGCTAACAGCCAGTTAGATATGTGGGTCTGGCTTGGGGCGGATGACGCTAATGGCAGCAGAAGCTATGTTTATGACACAGCCAATGTTCTTAGCTTTCATACATGGCTGAAGGAACAGGGGGTTACTGGCATCCAGAGTCATATTTCTGAAAAAGGTAATCGTCTCAAAGACTTCACTGATGACGGTAACGCGCGAATTAAAGATGTAAGTGGTGACTGGGGGATATCAGAGACACTAGAAGATTATTCGGACACAGTCTACTCTGGTCGTAATGTAAGAACACTCACGATGAACAGCAACGCAAACATTGTTGTTGATGACGATTAAGGACAAGCGATGTATATACCTGAAACAATTGACGTGGATGGCACTGAGTACAAGGTCGTAGATCTGCCAGAAAAATTACAGAACCTGCTGGTAGAGCACTGCAACGCCACCTTACAACAGACGGCGTATGAGCGTTTGTGTGCCACGCTTGCGGATGAGATAGCTCATGGCGTGAAGGATTGGAGTTCGATGAACACCGAAAGCATTCCAGATTTGAGACCAGTTACATAGGAGGCTTTTATGTTGGACTTTATAGGCAATGTAATTGTGATCGTTACGGGTATTGTTACCGTTGCGTCACTGATTGCAGCAGCCACAGATACGCCAAGAGATGACGAGATGATAGGTAAGCTCTACAAGTTGGTGGACATCTTGGCTCTAAACATTGGCAAGGCTAAAGACTGATGGACGTTGGCGCTGTTGGTGGAGTTTCTCAGGTTAGCTGGAAGCAGGTTGCTGTCCAGAAGCAAGAGGTGCTGAGAACAGGCGGTGACGGTGAGCTAGTGCGAGAAGCTATACAGACAATAATGCCCACCGTGTACACCATGAAAGACGGCAAGATCACAGTAGAACAGTTAGCTGCATCGCGCTCAGTAGACTTGATGGTATGACGGACGAGGAGTCGGAGTTCTGGCGAGAAGAGGCTT